CCATTAGCGGACGCATTTCCTTCGCCACTTCCGCGAACACGTAGCCCACGAGCTGCTGGTACTCGGCACGCCGCCGCAGCTGCTCGGCCTTGGCGACATCCGGCCAGTCCTTCTCGTAGTTGGAGAGGAACTCCTTCTCCTCGGCCGACAGGATCTCCGCGGGCGCCTCGGCCTCGGCTGCCGGGGCAGGGGCCGGCTTCTCGGGCGCGGCCGGCTTCTCGGGCACGTCCTTGACCAGCTGCGAGAGGCGGCGAAGCAGGGCCTCGTCGTCCTCGCCCTTGGGCGCGGCGGAGGGGGTAGGGGGAGCTTCTTCTTCGGGGGGCGCTGCCGCCTCCGTCTCGGCTGCCGGCTCGGTCGTCTCCGGAGCAGCCTCTGTGACCGACTCAGTTGCAGGTTCCGTCGTCTCCGGCGCGGCCTCCGCGACCGGCTCGGGTGCGTCCAACGACGGCTTGGACGGGTCCACCGCAAACTGCCGGAAGGCGTCCTCGAAGTTCATTTCCAGCTGGACTGCCGACATGGTCATATCACTCCGGTGTCGCTGGGCTCAGAGGCTTCCGCCTCATCATGCGCAGCAGATTATCGTAGGCCGCACCTTCACCCTGCAGTCGGATGAACTCATCGGGCGCACAGCGGAGGAGCTTCTCCTTGGTCTCCTCCCGTAACACGTCGATCAACTCCATCACAAGGTCAAGGTCGAACGTCCCAACACGTACCGAAACAGCGTCTATCAGCCGCTGCTTATTCCCCTTGGGACTTGTCGTCGGACTTGTCGTCGGCGATTTCATTTTCCAGATCCTGCTCGAGTACCTTCAACGCCGCGGTGATGGCCGTGGCGTCAGCTGCCGCGCTGTTCTTCTGACCCTGCGCCACGTTCTTGAACGCGTCGGACAGGGTCTTGCGCACCTCGGCCTGCAGCATCTCCTGCTGCTGGGCCTCCATCTGGGCCTGCTTCTCGGCCAGCTGCTGCTTCTTGCGCTTGACCTCGTCAGGCGGCAGCATCATGGACTGCAGGTCTCGAACCGCGAACCGCGCCTCGACGAGCTTCTCCTCGTCGACGTAGATGCGCTCCTCGGGGGTCAACGTGACCGCAAGCTGATCCACCTGCATCCCGCGGATCTCCTTGGCGATCAGGCTCGTCGCACCTCGGGCCACCACGTTGTAGTCGCCGGCCGGCGCCCGGTCCGGGTTGAACTTCTTGTTGAACTGGACCAGCGAGTAGATTACCGACTGCGTGAACGTGTCGAAGTTGCGCACGATGTCCTTGAACGGCAGCGCCGCGTCGCCGCGGAGCATGGACGCCCCCGCCGCGGTCCGCATGGGCTCCGAGACCCCCTTGCCACGCTCCATGTCGCCGCCCGTCGCCGGCCCCACGAAGGTCTCGGCGTCCGCGAAGCGCATGAACAGGTCGATGGTCTTGAGCAGCTCGTCCATGTGGCTGTCGATGGCCACGTTGCGGATGGCCGGGTACTGCGCCTCGGCACCCATGCCCTCGCGATACCAGATCTTGTAGGCCTGCACCGCCGACAGGTCCTGATCCGGACGCATCAGGTCGGTGTTCAGCTCGAGGTTGGGTCCGCAGGTGACCGACGCGTTGTCGAGCAGCATCCGCGTCGCCGCCGCGATCGACATCTGGCTGTCCCGGATGACGTTCGGCAGCCCGTTCCCGATCGGAGACGTGTCGTCCTCGTCGAACAGGAAGCAGTGAATTGTCTTCATATCGACGCCGATCTTGCGCCACGGGTTGATGTCCGCCTTGATGATCTGGTCGGCGCACATCCACACCTCGGCCTCGATGTCGTCACCGAGCTTCTCCTGCGCCACCTCGACGCCCGCCGCGGCCAGCATGTGCCCGGACACCGGCCCGTGCCAGACCACGATCTCGTACTTCGACGTCTCGGCCTTCTGCTCGTTGACGTTGGTCTTGATCCCCATGTTCCGCAGGTCGGTCTCGAACGTCTGCGCCTTGTAGTTACCCACAGGATATTGCGCGAGGTAGCGTCGGATGACGTCACCGAAGAAGTCCGACCGCTTGGCCAGCGCACGAACCTGCGCACGGCTCATCACCATGCGGACGAAGTACCCGTCCATCGTCTGCAACGTCTTGGCAGACAGGTCCGGGTAGAAATCCCACACCGGCAGGAACTCGAGCATGGGCTTGTAGGCCGTCACCACCTGCGGCATGGGGCGACCGTCCGGGCCGAGCATCCAGCGGGTCGTCGTCACCTCCCGCGCGAACGGCCCACGCAGCACGCCGAGACCGTACATGATGCCCGACTGCGCGACCTTGCGGTTGAGGTTGATGTAGTCCTGCGTCTGGTCGCCGCCGATCTCGGTCAGCTGGTCGTCGATGACCGTGGACAGCGCCTTGGCCCGCTCACACGCCAGCCGCTTGACCGCGTGACCCACCATCTCGTCGTCGAGCGGCATCTCGATGCCCGCCTCGGCGTTGCGCCGCATCAGGTCCTCCACCGCGATCATCACGTCGTCGGGGGACATGTCGGGGCTCGGGCTCGCCTCGAGCGACCAGTTGCGCTCATTGCCCGGGAACATCAGGTTCATGATCCGGCTGAGCACGCTGATGCACTTGATCCGCGTGATCCGCGGGTAGGCCTGCGACCGGTTGGCCGAAAACTGCTTCTCGATCTCCGGGTCGTAGATGCCGAGGTACTGCCGCAGGTTCCGCACCCATTTCAGCTCGACGACCTGCCGATCCGCTCGATACTGCTCGAACAGCTTCGACAGGTTGGCCCCCAGCGCCTTCAACTCTTCCGACTTGATCCGCCGCACCGGCGCTCCTTCGGCCGGGTCCACGGTCACCGAGGGCGGGTCGATCTGCTGTAGCGCGCTCATGGGGGCCTCACCTCTGGTGGTAGCTCGGTCCGAAACTGGTCGGCGGCTTGAACGGGCGCCGCCCGGTGCCCTCATACCTCATCTCACGCTCGGCACCGCGATGGAAGTACCGGCACAGGTATCCGAACGCATCGCCGGGGTGACTATAGGCGTTCTTCTCCGGTTCCGCACCCTTCACCATGTCCTTCTTGACGTCGAGGGCATAGCGCCAGCCACCCTTGAGCGCCCGCACCAGCACCGGACACTCGGCCGCGTCGATCAGCAGGGCCGGTTTCCCCAGCACCAGCCGCGACGAGAAGTGCTCTATCGCGTTGAGCCGTTGCGGCAGCCTGTTGTTGGTCTCGATCTTCACCGGGTAGTACCTGCGGACGATGTCCACCACGGCCTTCTCGTCGGTCTGCGCCCGGTTGGCCGCGGCCGGGTCCGGCGCGATCACCACGTCCGCGTCCGGGAACCTCCGCCGCAGGTAGGGCCGGAGCCGCTCCGTGATGAGCCTGTCCGCGCCGTATCCCGACTGCACCAGCTCGCCCAGCACCACCAGCTGCCCCTCGAGCGTCTGCTGGCCGAAGATCAGCGCGCTGCCCGAGAGCCCCGGGTCGAGGCCCACCACGATCGGCAGGTGCGGATTGTACAGCAAGGGTTTGTGGGAAAGGTGCAGGTCGCTCCGGAACGACGGCACCACCGGCTGCCCCGAGATCGAGAACCCCCACTCGGCCTCGATGAACTGCTTCACCCATGCCTCGCTCTTGCCCAGCGCCTGATTGGTGTAGTACGCGGCCTTGCCGGGCAGGTTGTCGAGGTTCTCGGCGTCCGGCGAAAAGCCCGACGGCTGCAGGAAGTAGCGCACGTTGCGGACGGCCGAAGCGTTCGGTGGTGGGGTGAAGCCGGGTGCGTGCGGGTCCTCGCCGGGCTGGATGACGTGCTTGGCGTCATGCAGGTAGTCGTACCACCAGTTGTCCTCGGTGTCCGGGTTGGACGACCCCCACATCCCCCAGTTCGTCGCCCCGCCGTCCACGGCGCTCGGGTAGCGTCCGAGACGCGCGGAGAGCGCGTCCACGATCGCCCGCGGGATCTGCACGAACTCGTCGAGGATGGCGAAGGTCACTTCGAGGGAGAGCACGCGCGCCACGTCCTCGGCCGTGTCGAGCGGCCGGAACAGCACCTCGCACTCGCAGTCCCCGAAACGAAGCCACGTCCCCGCCTGCCCGTCCTTGAACCAGTAGTTCCACGAGCTGAGCGTGGTGTCCCGGAGCTGGGGCATGGTGTTGCGGACGATCACGGCGCGGGTCCGCCTGATCCCGTCCGCCCCCTTGGCCTGCAGCCCGGCCATGTAGATCAGCTTGAAGAAGATCCCCGTCGTCTTGCCCGACCCGACCGGGCCGACCACCCAGTCGTAGAACAGCTCTCCCGGGCGGTAGTCCGTGATGAACTTCTTGAGGGTCGGCGGCGGGCGGTAGTTGATGACCTGCGCAGGTTTCAAAGATCCATCTCCCGCGGCGGTCTCTCGAGCTGCCGCATCTCTTCATCGTAGCCCTGCGGGTCGATCTTCCACGCCAGCCGGTCGTTGGCCCGCGCCAGCTCCCTCATCTGCACCGCGTGCTCGCGCAGGGACACCTCGAGCCGGAAGGTCATCACCAGCGTCACCATCCACAGCCCGAAGCAGGCCACGACGATCAGCAGCTGTACGCCCGGAGGGGGCATGGCGTCACGGCTCATTCACGATTCCTCCACCACGACATTGGAGATACCGGCAGGTCCGGCGTGCGGATGACCTGCACCAGCGGCTCAGGGATGTTCGGCGAGGGCGGAGGGTTCCGGGGCTGGGGCGGGATCGCCGGCGTCGCCGCCAACGGGGGCATCCAGCCTTGCGGGATCGGGGCTGCCAGCGTGGTCGACGTGTCCTTCAATATCCCACGCGCGCGTAGATAGACGGCGATGGCTTCCTCGTAGGACAGGCTCGAGACCGTCGCGGCTCCATGGATCAGGTCCATCGCCGCGGCGTGATCCAGCTCCATGTCTGCGATCATCCTTGCTCGCCCTCCGGGGCTCGCTTAGCCGAGTTGGATGTTGATCTGCAAGTTGTTCGCGTTGGAGGCTGCCGCGGCCTGATCCTTCGACCCGTCCAGACCCGCGGCGCGGATCGTGAACTTGAG